GAAATAATCAGATTATGTCGATATATGAAGTATGGACATAATCTGTAAACACGGATGCGGTCGCCAAGGCAGATACTTAATTGGAAAGAACTATTGTTGTGAGAAGAACGTTTCTAAGTGTCCAGCAATACGAGCCAAATTAGCTCAGAAACAAATTGGAGTAGAGCCTTGGAATAAGGGTAAAACTGGTTCAATACCTTGGAATAAAGGTAAAAGTAACATTGAATTTTTCGGCAAAGAAAGAGCAGACGAAATCTCTGCAAAAATATCAGTCAAGTTAACTGGCAATCCTAATCTAGGAGTTGCAGGAACTCAAGAAACAGAAGACCAGCGACGAGAAAAAATAAGAAAGTCAATTAACAAGCGATATGAAAATGGGTGGATGCCTAAAGCTGGTCGATGTAAGAAAATTGACTACAACAGTCCGATTGCTGGATTGATAAAGGTTGATGGAACGTGGGAGATTGAAGTTGCTAAATATCTTGATAGGATTGGCGTGAAATGGAAGAGAAACAAGAATCGTTTTGCCTATACCTATGAAGGGAAAGAGCGATTTTATACTCCTGATTTCTACATTGAAGATATAGACTCGTATCTTGAAGTAAAAGGATTCGAGACAGATAAAGACAGAAGCAAGTGGAATCAGTTTAATCATAAGCTTCTGATTTGGAAGAAACAGGAAATCAAAGCCATCAAAAATGGCGATGATATCTTGAAGATATGATTGGATGGAACGTGGATATCGGTTTTCCACAGCAGTTTGCTAAACTGCCGTACTCCGTAAGGGGTACTGTCGGTTCAACTCCGACTCCATCCGCTTATGAAAGAAAGATCACATAAAAACGCATCTATTGAAGAGTTGATTCGCCAAATGCTGCATTCTCAACACAAGGCATCAACCAATCAATCAGATGGCGATACTGTAGAAGAATGGAAAAGTGAACTTTTGTTTAGGATAGAATCTCTGAAAGATATAGCTAGAGATGTTGTTGACTTCTTTGATAATCACTGTTTAGATTCAGAAGAATATCTAGAAGACGTTACAGTTTTGCGAAAGAAAATAGATATAGTTTCAAGAGATATTTAACCGTTTTGCACCTTAAAAGGCAATGAGGGTTCGAATCCCTTGCTCTCCGCTTTGATTGGATGGAACTATGAACAGATACAGGGTAATTAATCTTGAAACAAAAGAGAAGGTTTGCGGTTTCTATTCAAACGCAACTGATTGGGATGGTTTGCTGTATCATGTTAATGGATGGGCTAAGGGAAATCTCCCTTGGCAATGGGAATTGCAAGAAGAACTATTTGGCGAATGGAAAAGCGTAATAGTTAGTAGATCCTCGCCTGAATATGAGGATTACAAGAAAAACCTTTCGTTCTGGAAAAGGTTTACTGGAATTGGAGTTGCTTCTTTTGAGGAGTTTTCTTCAAGAGTCCTTTAGTTTTGATTGGATGGAACTCAGATAGCTGGTTTTCTGTACCTGCTTGGAAAGCAGGCGTACACCGCAAGGGGTACTGTGGGTTCGACTCCCTCTCCATCCGCTTATGAAAAATCTCTTAGTAATCATGGCTGCTACTATGATGCTTCTTTGTTCTTGCGAAAGAACATTGCCAGGCACTAATATGAAAACAGCTTATGGTATTGTTGATGGTAAAGAAATAATACCTGGTTACTTCATAACAATTGATGATTCTCAAACGCTGGATTTTGGCGAAATAACCATAGTTATTCCTGCGAGTCATCAAGAATGGGTTCCTGAAAAGTATAAAGTTTTTGTGGTATATAGAAATGAACAAGATGAAAAGCAAAGAGCATTCTTCTATGTTTCTAAGTTTGAATATGAATGTTTCTTATTTCAAGAAGAAGTAGAAGTTAATGCTGATGGTACAGTTAGGAAGATGAGCGATATAATTGCTCAAAATAGGTAGGAAGTGTAATGATAAGATATTTGCTTTGTTTGATTGTCGGACATGATACTGGAAGAAAGTATTACTACGACTTGTGTAGAAATGAATGGTATAGAGATTTTCGTTATTGCGAAAGATGCGGGAATCACCTGTAAAGAGAACTAGGGCATGTTGAACCTCGATAAAGTACCTAAGAATCTTGAAGAAGCGCTTGAGATACTAGACGGTCTTGCAGAGACTGACAAGAGTTATCTCAAAGCAAACGGAAGCGTTTCAGTCCATTTTGGATTTGGAGGATGGCTCCGCAATAACTGGAGTCTTTGGGAAAAAGATACTCCATTTGTCTTGTGGTTCAATAAACTTGGCATATATCATGCTGACGATATGAGCGGTATCATACTTGAAGCTTTTATTGCAAGGCTTCGAGGAGAACCGTATGATATGCAGCCAACTATACAGAGATATAGAAATCATTGGTCTTCTATCGGACTGGATCCAGATAGGATAATGGAATGAACAACTTAGAGAAATATTCCAAGCAAATAAAGAAAATGGATCGTCTTGCTCTTGGTTATGAGCGAATGCTAGACTTCTTTTTTGGCTATATCTATGCTTTATATCACTCAGGAAAAATAACCCTAAAAGAGAAGAATGCTCTTCACAAGGTCTATTCTAGTTATGATAATGGTAACGAAAGATACCAAATTATAGACGGCAAACTGGTAGATAATAGTAAAGATCCAGAGTGGAGAGAGATGTTTGGAGAAGGCTGATGAACGAGAAAGACAATAAGCCCAGTTTTGAACTAACGTTTGGCCTAACAAACATATTCATTTCTATTCAAGAACTGATTGGCGAAGTTTGTAATCCTAAAGATTATGAGAAGTTTGATAGATTGTTTTCACTGCATAGGCTCTATCAAAGAGCCATAGAAGAAGGTTATGAAAAGTTTGATTGGAAGGTAATGCACGAAAATGGTCATTTGTCTTCAAGAGATTACAAACTCTTTGAAAAAGAACTTAATGGATTAACAGAAGAGATGTACTGGAAAGCGTTGGGATATGATAGTATTCCAGGAAGAAAGAAATAATGATTACTCAAGCCCCAATTTGGAGTAAGAAAGACTCAAATGGCTACTTCTGTCATAAAGAAGTAATACATGACGACTTGTTGCCATGTCCTTTTTGCGGTGGCGAGGCGGATATAATGCTAAGCGGAGATGCTTGGCATGCAAGGTGTAGAAAGTGCTTTGCGAAGTCTGGATATCAGAATCTTCCTGCTCGTTGGAATAGCAATAAGTGTCTTGATACTCACTTGATCAAGAAAGCGGTTAAGGCTTGGAATAAGCGTGTAAAGAAATCTTAGTGTTGGTTGAAAAGCCGATAACTAGGTTTAGCTAGTCGAATGGAATGGGTTAACATTATAAGTTCAACTCTTATCCCCGCCTCTTAAAACTATGGCGGGGTAGCCTAACGGTAAGGCAACTCTCAAAATCGCAAGATTAGAGAGCTAACCCCAGACCAACAAACATACTAGCTTATGCTCGCTTACCAAAATTGGACAAATGGCTCTGCCTGCAAAGCAGAAGTGTACAGGTTCGAGTCCTGTAGCGAGCTTTTTACAATAAGCCGAACGGAATGGATTATCGAAGGTTCGACTCCTCCATCCCTCCCTAAGAGTCATAGCCTTGGGGGTTCATAGGGATACGCCTAGGTGGTTCAGGCATTCCAAACCAATACCTTGTTTATTGTAATATGCTCCTGTGCCAGAGAGGTTGAATGGACCTGCCTGCAAAGCAGACTCGCCTTGTTGCGACACGTTGGTTCGAATCCAACTGGGAGCTTTTATGAGAAAGATGAAACTGAAAGAAGCTATTGAGATCTTACAGGTCTCTGAAGACAAACAACAACAAGCCATTGCAAAGTTACTTGACGATGCAAGAGACAAGATGAATGCATTGTTTGAACTTGCTTCTGGCGAGTATCACGGCAACGAAGGTAATGAAGAAAACGAAATAGACGATATACTTGCAAAGGCAGCAGAAGTTCTTGAAAGACCTTATACTAGGCTTGTTCAAGACGAATAGAATTTTGATCGCGGAGTTGACTGGAATTGGCCCCAGCGTGAGCCTCATAAACTCAACTATACAGGTTCGAATCCTGTCTCCGCTATTTATGAAAAACATACAGATAAAAGGCACAGACAAGTCTTTGCTTTTGATAGGATTGCTCAACTTTCTGCTTTTTCAGTGGTTCTTTGTGAGATTGGCGTTAAACGTTGATCCTCCGATAAAGGATTACGTTACGAAAAGAAGGCCGCTATACTTGTTGAAGTGGGTTGTTCCTCTTTCGGGCTGGTTTGGGATTCCTTTTTTTCCTAGAAGCTACAAAATGGTCTTACTTCTTTCAGGAATAGAAGTGTGTATTGCTCCTTATGTAAGAAAAGGCTTTGACTAAACAAGGAGTGTTCTGTTGAAACTTTGAAAATTGGTTGACGATGATGGTAAAGCAAAGCTCCCGAAGCTTTAGTGGATGAGCAGCAGCCTTTTAAGCTGCGGAAGAGGGATCGTTACCCTACGGGGGCATTTGAAGATAAAATTGAAGTTCTAAACCCAAAAGGTCGATTAAAGGCATAGGAGATATCTATGCCTTACAAAAATATCGAAGACCATAAAGCCTACCAGAAGAAATATCAAAAAGAATGGTATAAAAGAAACAAGAAACAACACATCAAAAATGCTAATCGACTAAAAATCAAGCATGCTGAAGAGGCTTACAAATACACAAATGATTTCAAGAAACAACAAGGATGCTTGAACTGTAAAGAAAATCACATTGCATGCCTTGAATTTCATCATAAAGATGCATCAACAAAAGAATTCGAAATAAGCTGGGCGATTAATGCTGGATATGGGTTAGAAAGAATAAAAGCTGAAATAGAAAAATGTAGTGTTTTGTGTTCAAATTGCCATAAAAAACTACATTGGGAAGAACGAGAATCGAAGAAAGTCAGTTTGAACAAATAGTCGTTTGCGGGTTCAAATCCCGCTGGGGGCACTTTGATGGGATACATTTGGAAGTAAAAATAGAGGCAATGGAAGGCCGAAAAGAAGAATGAAGGGGTCTTAGCTCATTTGGTAGAGCGATTGCTTTGCAAGCAATAGGCGGCGAGTTCGAATCTCGCAGGCTCCACTTATGTACTATACAGAAGACGCAATGGATCAGGTCAAAGATATGCGCAAAGTTTTAGCGGAATGTAAAAAGCTTTGCGAAGAAGATAAATCTGCAACTCCTTTGCAAAAGAAAATCCTAGAATTGTTAGGATTGCTTGAAGATGTTGCCGAAAATACGTTAATGAGCGAATATAGGTTTTTCGATCATGATCTTGATTAATGGGCTTGAAGTTCAATTTGGTTGAACATTCCCCTCGCACGGGAAAGGCAGGGAGTTCGACTCTCCCCAGGTCCACTTGTTATAGCCTGATAGTGTAACGGTAGCACTAGTGACTCTGACTCACTCAGTCTAGGTTCGAATCCTAGTCGGGCTACTTTCAATAACATCACTTATGATGTCTAAAAACTTTTTAGCCCTGTCTTCTTTGAAGTAATCAAAACTAGAAGTATCTATGATACAAAGTTCAATACCGTTTTCTAAACAGGCTTGAAACTTTCGTTGGTCATTGTTTTTGATTGAAGTGAGTTTTTCAGGACCATGAATAGGTTCATAATGGTAAATACCATTGAGTTCGAAGGCAATCTTTAGACTCGGTATGTAAATGTCAAGTTCTGAATTGATAGCATCTTTCCTGTTAAAATGAAACTCAAGATCAGTAAATTTATCTTTGAGTTTTTCTTCTAACCATTTTTCTAGCTTACTTCTTCTTATTCCATGTGTTTTGTGAGCGTTGTTGTATTTGGCAGCACAGGATTTTGAGCAGAAAGCTTTATTTGATTTTCTGTTTTGAGAAGCAAGTCTTTTGAAAGATTTTTGACAATTTTGACATGTGAAACATTGGGCTATAGAGTTTTTTGTTCGATAATCAAAATGGCATTTCCTACTGCAAAATCGCAGAATGGGATTGTGTTTTCTAGATCCTGATTCAAGATGCGGATCGTTTTCGTATTCTTGCAAACAGTTAGCACAAGTGTTTTTGTAAGTTTTCATATAAGGATATTCGACTTGTTTTCGAAATATCCTTTTCGAATCTTAGTCAGGCTGTTATGAAAAGAACTATACATCCTGCAAATGTTGCAGAAAACGACATAGTTGAGTTTGTGAAATTTGATTATCACAAAAAATCGAACACCTTTATACCAAAAGGTACAAAAGCTAGATTTTTGGAATGGATTAAAGATGAAGGAATAGAATTTGCATATGCAAGCATAGTTCCTATTGATGTTGATACGAAGGGTTGGGTTTGGACAAACCCAGATATTCTTGTAATAGAAGAATCCTAGTCGGGCTGTTTGGTGATTAGATTACGCATTATAATTCGCCTATGAGTTGAATTCCAACGCATAATCTAATCAGAAAGGGTAAAAATGACAAGTAAACAGAAGAACGTAGCAAGAAAGCATCGCAAGAATCAGGAAAGACTTCGTAGGAAGAGGCGAGAGGCAAGGACTAAGTAATGTTCACATTTGCAACCGTTTTAAGTGGTTCTAAGATTTCTTGTAATGAAACTTACGGAGAGGATTTGCGGCAGGTAAGAGTGAATGCTCATATTCGTCAGTTTCCCTATAAGGGAGTTGACAGGATTGAAGTATATGATGCTGTAACAGGAAAACTTATTCCATTAGATTCTTTGAACAAGTTTGAACAAGAGAATCTAATAGATGAGGCAAATGCAGAGTTGAGATATTTGAATTTGCAAGGATGATTTATTGGCCTATGGTGTAACGGTCAGCACCGGAGACTTTGGATCTTTGTGTCTAGGTTCGAATCCTAGTAGGCCAGTTTAGGAATGAGACAAATGAAAAAGAAACTAACAGACAGACAGAAGAATCTTGCTAGCGATCAGTTTCCGACTTATGGAGGCTATGCTACATGGCCTGAAGTCAAGAAAGCAAAGATTGCCGCAAGAGGAAGATATTGGAACAGGGAAGAGTTCGGAGAGTTTGTTGCTTTTACTCCTGATGGTAAAAGAACATATTATGTCTACGATGATGAATGGGTGAACGAAGTAAGAAAGTGCGCAAGGCTCTGGAGCTTAGGGAAGAGAAAAGAAGCCGATGAGCTTTATGAATCATATTGGGAAGGTTATGAATCATATGGGAAAGGTTGTGTTTTCAAGAATAAGAAGTGAATAATGCAGGTAATCGTAGCTCAGAGGTAGAGCATCCGCCCCAAAATCTTAGGTAATGATCAGGTGAAGTACAAGCTTGGGAATCTAAGGTCTTGGACAATCGGAAGGTCGGTGGTTCGAATCCATCCTTCTACTTTTTGATAGAAGACAGTTGGTTAGTGGCGCTTTATTATGAAAGGAGCTTGCCATGAGTAGGTACAATAACGAATGGAACAAGGGCCTCCAAAATAAGGATCAGGAGTTGCTTTGACCCGTCTTCTATCCTTATTGAGATAAGGGCAGGCGAAGGCGGCGAAGATGCTAAAAACTTTGTTCATGAACTCGCCTCTATTTATGCGAAATACGCAGTAAGAAAGAACCTAAATGTCACGATAGTTGATATTGATAACGGTTCTTCAACTCTCGAAATCAGCGGTAAAGATTCATTAGCCGCTTTCGAAAACGAATCTGGTAAACACGTTGTTCAAAGATGCCCTCCTTCCGAAAGAAGCGGACGTAGGCATACATCAACTGTTTCCGTTGGCGTTCTTCCTCTTTTTGCTTTCAAATCAGCAGTTATAAGAGAAGAAGATATCGAAATAACGTTTCAAAATGCTTCCGGCCCCGGAGGGCAAGGAGTTAATACATGCAAGAGCGCATGTAGAATGAAACATATTCCAACAGGGATAGCAGTCAAGTCTCAAGTTCATCGTTCTCCTCAACAGAATAAGTCTCATGCATATGCTTTGTTATGCGGAAGAGTGCAAGAACAGAAGTTTGCAGCGCAGAATAAAGAATATGCCGCAAGAAGAAAGAAAATTCTTGGAGATACTGGTAGGGGAGGCGCTAGAAGAACCTATTGTTTCTACAAAGGTTTTGTTTCCGACCATGTTACTGGTAAAAAAACTCACAACATCAAAGAAGTCGTTAAAGGAAACCTCGGCTTATTGTCGAACTAATTAATGTCTGGTCCTTTCATGTCGAGATGGACAGGATGGTGTCCTGTTCATCTCTTTTTGGGGTCTTAGCTCAATTTTGGTAGAGCGCGACGCTGGCAGTGTTGAGGTTACGGGTTCGAGTCCCGTAGATTCCACTTATGAAAAGAGCAAAGTCGGTTATTACAAAGATCAATGATAAAACAGGCAGGTATGAAAAGCTCTCTATAAAAGCTCCAAAAGGCACCAGAAAGGTCGGAGTGGACCAGAATGGTGCTATTATTATCTATGATGACAAAGGGAATGTGGTTGCCTTTCGCAAGGAAGGCAATAAAAAGGAGTGAATGGTACTGACGGAAGCATTTGATTGTCGATGACAAAATAAGACAAGTCGAAGCGTCTTAGGTTAACATTCATGCAAAGGGAAGCTTAAGATGGTTTCTCACTGGATGGAAACCAGCCCATGCTAGACATGGGAGCAAGTTGTCTGGATCCCTAGGAGCGCAGAACCTAACTTGTCTTTTCTCAGGGTGTAGCTCAGCTTGGTAGAGCGATTGGTTTGGGTCCAATAGGCCGCAGGTTCGAATCCTGTCTCCCTGACTTATGTATCAGAATACGCATACTCTTTATTATGGTTCTTTCTATTCTGCTGCTCGTAAATGGATTAATGAACAAACTTCTAAAGGTAAAACTGTAACAGTTAAAGCCTTCTGCGAACAGCACGATATATGTAAGAAATGTAAAGGTCTTGGTTGCGGAACATGCGGACGAAAAAGAATGCCATTTGAAGTATTCTCAACTCGTCAAACTAGAAAACAGAAGATAATGAAGAAACGAAGAAAGATGGAAAAGAAGATTCTCGCTAAACAAGCCTTTGATAAAATATTCGGATAAGAAACATGAACGAGATACTTAATTCCCAATTCAACCCTTCTGATTACGGAATCGCAGTTGTTGATTTTTGGGCTGACTGGTGTATGCCTTGCAAGATGCTTCTTCCTATCTTAGAAAGATTTACTAGCGAGTTTCCATCAATAACATTCCTCAAGGCGAATGTAGATGAAAACTCTGCACTTGCAAGAGACTATGGGATTAGCAATATCCCTACAATGCTTGTTTTCAAGGGCGGAAAACTTGTGGACAAGATTACTGGATTGTCAAGAGAAAGCTATCTTAGAGAAACTTTTGACAAGCTGATTAGTGAATCAGCTACGTCGTGATACCGTAATATCGAGAACCGAAAAGGTCGATGTTTCGGTATGAACAGTACACAATCTAGCATTGATGCGCAAAAGAGAAAAAAGCTTCTCGGTCTTCAAAAAGAATACCTTGAAAAAACGGTAAGTAAGCTCGATGCTATGATTGAACTTTCTCAAGAACTGGAAAAACTTGACGACCCTGAACTAATCAAGGCGTACTGCGATAAGATAGACAGCCTTGATGCTGAGGTTTCGCAAGACTATTTGATTGCTGTAAATATAGAAGGGATGTTACAATGAAATGCAAAAAACATCCAAAATATCTTGGAATTTATAAGCCAAGAGCAGAGTGTTCTGTATGTCATGAAATATACGCCGCCGAATTAAAGGCTAAAGAAATGGCAGAAGAGTTTGAACTAAACAAGACTCGAAATGCTAATAGTTATCTTGAAATAAAGAAGCTTTTTGACAAGCTTGGCAATCTTGGCCCTTATTGGAAAGACGTAGATATCAAGAAGCAGAAATGGGGTAAATGGAAGATAGAATCTTCTATTAGAGTAGATAATGGATATGGCGGCACTGTTCAGTCTGTAGTTTCCGAGGGAGACAACTTTATAGAGGTTGTGAAAGACTTCCTTGGGAAAATTGCAGAAAAAGATAGTCTATGCAAAGAAAGCTATATGTAATATGAGATGGAAAGTAAAGCCATCAAAACCAGAACCTGAACACGGAGATTTGAGAGTAGTCTCTAAGTTTCTATTTTTCCCATTACGAATTGATGATAGAGTTCGTTGGTTAGAAAAAACAGAAATTGTGCAAAAGTACGTTAAGTATCGAGTTACGGAATATCCATTGTTATTTGGAAGACCTTTTTGCTATATAACGGGACGATGGGAAAATCTCGGATTTGCAGTTCCAGATGAAGCGGATGTTATTGAGATTAAAGTAGATAAAGACGATCCTTACAACGAAGTTTATGGTAAGGAATAATCAGGGTGTAGCGCAGCTTGGTAGCGCGTGTTCTTGGGGTGAACAAGGTCGCTGGTTCGAATCCAGTCACTCTGACTTAAAACCTGTTCTGTTTCGCTTCTAAGGCGAAAGTGACTGGGGCTACCGAACCTAGGCCTCGGGTCATAGGGTCCAGCTTATGCCAGGGATCACCCTAAGTAAAAATAAGGGAGCCGGCTCTGCTAATTACAGGGAACTTCCGAGAGTAATAGGACGTGAGGAAGTTGGCGAAACAGACAGGTTATTTTATGAAAACAGATGAAATAAACAAAGTTCTTGAAGAAGTATTTGGAAAAGGTAACTTTGTCTTGATATCTAGCGGCGGTCCTTCTAAAATGAAGCCTATTAGAATTGTTGGGAAACTTGTTCCTATCAATCCTAAGCCTAGAGTTCAGATAGTCGATTTTATAGATGAAAGGAGGTAGCAATGACTGATTTTTACAAAAAGCCAGATCTACTTGTTAGAACTGGTTCTCATTTGTATGGTTGCGCAGTTGCGACCTCAGATGAAGATACGAGAGGTCTTGTTGTTCCTCCTGCTGAGTATTTGCTTGGTAGAAAGAATTGGGAACAACATGAAACCAAAGACCCGGACTGCGTAATCTGGAACTTTGCGAAGTTCTTTAATTTGCTTGAGAGGTTCAGCCCTAACACCGCTGAAATCTTATTTGCTCCGCAGGAACATATTATTGAGATTACTGAAGTCGGTCAAATGATGATCGATAACAAGCATCTCTTTGTTTCTAAGCAGCTTATCAAGCCAATGCAAGGCTTTGCCTTTGGCGAATGGAAGAAGGCTGTAGAATACTTTGAGCAACTAAGGAAACTTGGCGCTCAAAGAAAAGAGCATATTGCGAAGTTCGGGTACAGCGTTAAGAACGCATATCATGCAGTTCGTTTGCTTGAAGAGTGCATTGAGCTTCTTCAAACAGGCACGATTACGTTCCCCCGTCCAAACGCAGATTTCTTGCGTCAAATTAGACATGGAGAAATCCCTGTTGAAGTCGTCAAGGAAAGATACGAACAACTTGACAAGAGGGTTCCGCAAGAGGTTGCTAACAGCAGCATCCCGGACTCTGTTGAAAAAGATAAGCTAGACAAGCTCTTCTATGATTGTATTAAAATGAAGATGGTCGGTTTTATGGCTGACAATTACAGTCTAGCATGTTCTGATCTTGGACTTGTTTTCAGTCACAATCACTTGTTCAATCCCAAATGGTACAGGGTTGAACAACCAACATAATAAGAAAGGCCTCGAAAGGGGCCTTCTTTATTTCTCGATTCAAATTTGGTCGATAAGACCGATATAGATGGTTGCAGAGGCGGAATTGGCAATTTCCTTCTCGATAACTTACTCCTTACGGAGTCGATGTAGATAGGATTAACACGCAACGGGAGATAATCCTGATTTATGTAGGTTCGAATCCTACCTGCAACCCTTTTTGGCTAGGAGCAAATTCTTTGCTCACAAACTTGTCTCGCAAGAGGCCGACGAGAAAAGATTAACTGGAAGCGAGTGGGTTCAACCCCCACCCTAGCCGCTTATGAGAAGATTAGAAACGTTTCTTGGTTCTGATGGAAAATATCACCATGATGGTGATTGCTGGATATATGCAATTAACGGCGTTTGTACTTGCGGATTACTACACATTGTTAATAGAGATGCAGATAATCCAGATTATAAATGCTTGATGGAAAATCTTTGGAAGCATGAAGGGAATCTGCATTATCTTAACAACATAGAGATACCTAAGAGAGAACCAATAAGTGATGAAAAATTCAAGGAAATAATGGAAAAGGCTGGTTGGAAAGTTTAGTGGATAACAACAATTTTGCATAATAACATTACTCATGTTATCGTGCAAAACGATGTTATGATAAGCGGGTATGATGTAATGGTAGCATATGACCTTCCCAAGGTTAGAGTCGGAGTTCGAGTCTCCCTACCCGCATTAATGCAGACGTAGCTCAGTGGTAGAGCGTCACGTTGCCAACGTGAATGTCGAGGGTTCAAGTCCCTTCGTCTGCTTTTTGTGCTTAGAAAATTGCTTCAAAAGTTTCGTGCAAGGTTTGAGTTTGGCAATGAAGTCTCCGAAATCGCAGTAGGAGATTTCAGATATGCGCAAAGGTACGGTAATCCATCTTGATTCTGGCGAAACACTTCCTCATCAAGAACTCGCTATGGCCGATTTGGTCATAAACGGTAGTGTAATAGTCAAAAACCGTTACGGCTCAAATGGTGCTAGAATCCTAAACCCCTGTTCAGGGGCCTCCGGGCCTCTTGACAGGGGTATTTTTCGTGATTGGGAAATAGCAAATCACTTCGCTGCTACATTTGATGAACGAGTGAATAGTCGGATTACTGAAATCCTAGACATTGTTCATGCTGTTTTTGGTGAAAATACAGATGACTATAATTGGTACTTCGATGGAGCAGAAGAAGGCCAAATGGGAACCATTCATCTTCCAGATGATGATGAATCTCAGATATCTTACGTTTATGAAAACGAAAATAAATATAGCAAAAAGAAGTTCTTAGAAACAACTGAATGGGATTACACTCTTGGCATTCCTAAGAAGTTTTTGTTCATGAATGATGATGAAATTACTAAGTACATAGAAAAACAGATTGAAAGATGTTCCAAGAAGGATGCGCAGAAAAAAGCCAAGAGAGAGGCATCTAAAAAAGAGAAAGAACAGAAGAAGAAAGAGTTACTAAACCGTCTTTCTAGCGAAGAGAAGAAGCTATTAGGAATCAAAAAATGAAAAACGAATCAATACATAGGCATGTTTTTGTTTTCAACCCGCAAGATAACGGAGGCGAATCTCTTTCTCTTATAACCGACTTTATTGACAATGGAGACGGTCCAGAGGCCGGCATCTTTACAAACCAAGAACTCGGTTTGCAATCCTACTGCAACTCCGCATCGCTTCAACTAATGGGAGCCTCTTTTACTCCTGAAAATCTTCGTAAACTTGCAAATGAGCTTGAAAGTGCCTGGATACAGGCTAAGACAAAATGCGCTAAGAAATAAGAGGTTAATATGGCAAAAAGCATGACAAAAAAGAAACCGCAAATGAAAGTTCCTCATAAGACTAATTGCCTTGGTGATTATGAGCTTGATCTAGAAAAGTATCAGTCCGAGGCCATTAAGAATGTCAATTGGAAACTAGGAGATTGGTGTATTTGCGAAATGGAAATTAAGCAAATAACTCAAATCGACAAGGATACTCTTCTTCCTACTACTGTATCTTGCGGGTATTTCAACACTGGCTGTAGCGATTGGACTCCTCATCTTTTCCCGCTTACTCTTAGAAACAAGACCATAGCAGCGTTCTATAGACGCTTGTACGATGAACTCCATAAGAAGTGCCGCAATCTCAACTTTCCTGACCTTAATAGGTATTTCTGGAGCAAGTGCGACGAATGCTTATCCGCTAAAGAGCCAGATAAGGTTGGCAAGATGTGCGAAGAGATTCAAAGATTTCAAGAAAGTATTATTTCGGCAACAGATAATGCTCTTTCAACCAGAATTGATGGCGTAGAAATCTTTAGAAGATAATGCCATGAAAAACGATCCAAGACTAAAGATGATTCTTGATAGACACGACTATTCGGTTGACACGATAGCGGATAGGAAAATATTTGCCCGGCAAATATTCATGGGCGGCGGGCATCCAACAGACCCAGAAAAAGACTTTACTGGTCAAGAGATGGTTCTTGTTCATCACTTGCTTGATGAAGCCTTTTCTCTTATAAGCGGAATGCAACAAAATGGCGGCATGGGTACTGAGTTTAACGAAGAAGAGCAATCTCAATCTCAACGAAAACTAAAAGCTATTGCCGATAATATAAGAATCGCTTTACTTGGCGAAGAAAAAGAAGAACCTCTTGCCTGGCTCGTATTCTGTCCCAAAAATAATGAATATGACTACAGAGTTTATGCATACAAAGGCGAAGCAGAAGAAGCAGCAGACGAAAATAATCAATCGTTAGGAACAGACGAAGAACTTTTTGAAGTAATACCGCTGTATAGAAGAGATTGATTTAAGCCACCGTGCCCCGAATGGTAAGGGACCGCTTTTGTAAAGCGGCGTCGAAAGATATTGCAGGTTCAAGTCCTGTCGGTGGCTTTATGACTGAAAATAAAACAGAACGGAAGCCTCTCTATACCGTCGAAAGAGATGACGATTCTTTTCGTATATTTAGAAAAGGCTATGTGGATGCAACAGTGAAGATTGTTGATTCTGTTATTAAAGTAAGTATTGCTCCACATACGGAAAAAGATATGTTCGTAGGAGACTTCAGAGGATTGAAGAATGTTATTATTTCTGAAGTAAAAGGCAACTGGCTTAGAAACGAAAAAGACAAGCATAAGAAGCCTAATAAAAAAGGTGCCGATTTCATTCATAAAGATTTTTCAGAATGGCTTGATAAGGCCTTCTCTAAAGGATTAACATATATTCTTTTCCCAGAATGGAAAAGGCTTGCAGACAAGGCCGATCCTAATATTCTCAAAATATACAAGAAGTTTATTTCTGTACGAGGACCAAAGGTTCAGATTCCTGATATATTGAAAATTGAGGCAACCTACAAAGACGAAGACTTTGTAAAAGATGCTCTTACTTATAATTCAATACACTTGTGCTTGGAAAAAGCAAGTATACTGAATGGAAAAGTTTGTTATGAAATAAGAGACCCCGAACACAGAGGGGGATATTTGAATTATGGAAACAGATATCATACAATGAAAACTCGCAATTGGAGACTTTTGTTTTCCGATTGTCCAACAACCTATAAAGCTCTTAATAAGACTTTAGATAACTGGCCTAGAGGAGTTCCTGCTCATATGGCTTTTTATCTTGCCAATATTCATCTCTCAGTGCCGGTTAGTGATAGAGTAAAGCTTATTGCCATTTTGCAAGCAGCTCAAACTATAAGGTATGCAAGACAAAATCATCTTAACTGCATAATGAAATCAGAACCTGAGCAAATAAGAAAAGCATTCTATATACACAAAAAGAACCATGAAAGACAGCATCCATACAGTAAAGGGAAACTTAACTTAAGAGGAAGCAAGTCTATTTGTAACTTTATTAGTACAACGTGCGATTTCCCTGAACCTCATCATGGAGGTTTCATTAAGCTTGCAGAAAAGTCCGATGAATGGCATCGCACTGCAAGATGGGAATTTGATCTTCCAAAGGATTTGGATACAAAAGACTCTCTAACAAAGAAACCGCTTATTCCGTTACCAGAACATAAAGAACTAAGATTCCTTGCTTCAATGAAAGAAATAAGAGATGAAGGTAGGGAAATGGGTCATTGTATAGCATCTTATGCCGAATCAGCCGTTTCTGGATCTTGTTTCCTTTTCCATTGCGATTATGAGGAAGAAAAGGCTTCCATAATGCTTGACAAGTATGGGAATGTTGTTCAATCTTTTGGTCCTAGAAACTGTACTAACAAGGCTTCTCAATGGGCTTCGGCAGAACTTGCAAAATGGGGTAAAAAGATTGCTGAAATGTGGAATAGAGTCGAAGAAACTGCGGAGGTTTTCTAAATGGGAACAAACTATTATTTCATAATGAATAAATGCGAATGCTGCGGTAGATTTGACACTTTCCATATTGGTAAGAAGTCATTTGGTTGGCAGTTTTGTTTTCATGGACCTTCCATAAAAGAGAGCAGAATCCGTTCCTGGGTTGAATGGAAAGAGATCTTGCCTCTTGGAGAGATAATGGACGAATATGACCGTGCTATAACGCATATTGAGTTTATAGCGATTGTGGAGGGTTCCAGGAAGGAATCTCGTAACCACTTTGACGAGTGTTCTAATAGTTTTGATGACTGGATTGAAAGAGTAAAAGACGGGATTGATTGGAAAGACGAAGAGGGCTTCTCTTTTTGTTCTGGAGATTTTTGCTAATGCCAATACTAAATATACCGACGATAGGCACGTTACTGACCTTGGATAAGGACTGGTTGTTTATACTACATAGCGAGTATAGAAATTTTGCTTTTTGGAATAATTGCCAGAAAACTACCCCAAATCCAGAAAGTATTGGATATGGAAAGACCATTAGTGTAACTCTTCCAAAAGGGACCGTTTTAAGCGTAAGTAGAATTTATATTAGAAACGGAGCCTCTGATTACGACTCTATAACATTCTCTATTAAAGAATGTCCTATCAAGGGAATAAAGGGCCGTTTTTGGGTAAAATTAGAAGACGCAAATAGAATATCATACTTATAAAGGATATGTATTAAGTTCCATACCAAATTAAAGGTATGGAACAGAAGCTATCTTATAATCTTGAGAAGCTACTAAGAGAAATAGAGCTTGAGATAGCTAAGTTTGTGGAAAGTAATGCTTTTTACTTAGAGTTTAGAAACAAGTGTTGGGCGGCAGGCCCAACTGGACAGCAACTCTTATTGCTCCATAGAATCGCTATCAATCTAAGATGCGATATAGACAACCTGAAAAGTCTTGGATTATAATCCAGCCTTGTCTAGTTTTGTATAATATTCGGGGTCTTCTGTTAGGTGATCTTTTGCTATTTCTTTAGCAACATCTTCCCTTCCAGTATGTTCTTTTTCAACCCCAACCCCTTTACCAAGTTCTTTTTTATTGAAACGAGATGATGGCTTATTGTCTGCAAGCCCTCCCGGTATAAGGTCTTTTTCCGTAAGCTTTTCAAACGATGACGTTTTGATTGTTTTCATATTGCTTACCTACAAATCTAAAGTAGAATATCCTCCATACGTTGTGGTTTCGTAAGAAAATCTCCGATAAAAGGTGAGCTATGAAAAACGAAACAGAAAGACCAGAAGCAGGTAATATTGGTATTTTTACTCCAGACGCCTCTATAGGAATTCAAGAGGCTTTTTGTGGCATCTGCGGAGATAAAATGGGTGTCAAGAGAGCTATTTTAGAAGCGACTTCATTTATTGAAGGACTTTCTGGCAAAAAACATTTACATGATAGGTTTGAATGTCCGAACTTGGAAGAGATGTGGCATAAACAGGTAAGAGCTATTAAAATAGAAATAGCTCGTACATCTAGTAAAAGATTAGAAGACATTCTTACTGATGAAGTTGAACAGATCATAAAAACAAGAAAAGAAACTAAACAAGTTTCAATATTTGGAGTATAAACAGTGCGCATTCATAAGAGTTTCCGTGATATCGGTATGTCAAAAATTGTTCAGGTTTCAGAAAAGGCTAAGGTAGTAGCCCCTGAATATGAGAAATCAACTGGTCAGCCATTTATCTATTTTCAGCGAGGAGAGGTTGGTTATCCAACTGCCCCCTTTATTGCTGATGCGTTTAAGGAGGCAATAGAAAAAGGCTTTACAAAGTATCCTAAGCCGGGCGGAGAAGATTATTTCAAAGATGCCGTTGTAAGCGACTTGTATTTGAACAACAATGTCGTTTTATCTCGCAAGAACATTGTAGCAACCTATGGCGGTCAAGAAGGCCTTGAGTTGACTTTTTCAATGTTTAGAGGACAAACATGCGCAGCATTTACTCCGTGCTGGTCCTGTATGTTTGATAACATAATTCCGTACACTGAAGTTAATTTTCTTTCTGTTCCTCTTGATGCTGAAAATGGATGGAGCATCCCTTGGGATAAACTTGAGAAGGCGCTTGCTGTTTCCGAAATATTCTATTTCAACTCTCCGCATAACCCAACTGGCAAGGTTTTTTCTGTTGAGGATATTGTAAAGATTGTATTTCTTTGCGAAAAGTATGGAGTCACTCTAATTTCTGATGAAGCTTATAAAGGGCTTATCTATAAGGATGTTCATGTAGTTTATAGTCCTCTTCAGACTCACTATCCAAATATCATTTCTGTCAATACGTTTTCTAAGACGTTTGCTGCTACTGGATTTAGAATAGGGTATGTTGCTTCTCCAAGAGAAGATTTCATTGAATACCTTACAGGCGGAAACTATACAGAAACAGCAGGAGTTTCAACTCCAACGCAATATGCGTTTTCTAAAGCATTGTCTCATCCTGACCGTTCTAAATGGGAACAAAGCTATTGGAATGAAATGCGCAAAAGACGACAGACTATTATAGAAAGCCTAAGCGATGCTCTTGGAGCAAATGTTCCTGAAGGGGCATTCTACACCTTCTTCAAGGCCGTAGAAATGCCTTATGAAGAACATCTGGTTGAAAAACTTATGAAAAATGGTATTGCAGTAGTTCCTGGCTCTGCTTTTGGTAGCGAGTTTACTGGATATGTTAGGCTTTCGTTCTCTACACTGAACGAAAACCTAATACGAGATGGAGCGAAAAGGCTTAGCGGCATAGTCCTTTCTTCTAGGTCTGATATTTGTGAACAGCCGCTTTGCTAAAGCCTAGAGGCGAAGTGGCTTTTTTCTTGCCTATACTTACACTATGGAAGAAGACGAACCAATCGAGTTCAGACTTGCTCCCCAAGATGGTGTCAACTGTTTTCCAGATGAAGTTGATGAAATTATGAAAATGCTGGAAATCGAACCGCTATTTATTAGCGACGAGTCGGCTGTCTATGATTTCTACCTGGAAGATGAGATTGTTGAAAAGGCATCTAAATCTCTTGGAATACCAATAAATGAAAATGACCTGATAGTTGATATTGCCAGAAGACTTTTCAAACACAGGAATGGATAACGAAATGATTGCATTCAACACGAATCAAATGGAAGTTCATCAAAATCTCAAAACAAGTAATCCAATCAAGGCTAATGTTCTTGGGATTGCTTCTACATCATGTTTGTATCATGTATATGGCTCGATGAATGCGAGTATTTCTCTATTGGACCCTACAGGAAAGCATGATAGAAACGACTTTGTTTTGTTGAAAGAATGCGGGAATCTTGTTTTCCATGACTATGACAAGCTAAGAGACAAAGAGATTTCATATGCTGGTTTGAATGGCTCGGGGCCGTTCATTTTTGCCAAAGAAAGTGATTTGGACGAGAATGGAGAGCCGGTACAGAGAGGGTGCAAAAAGAACGGATACGGTTGCATCCTATTCCAAACCAGAAAAAGCAATCTGCAATATGTAGTAATCAATACCGAAGGTTATGATAGCGATAGGTATATAGTCGCTCATATTGATGTTGTAGAAAAACTGCTAAGGTATTTTACTTCCCAGAACGAACTTGTCACCATGTCCCTACTTGTTGATAGGCCTCCTCTTCTTAGAGATGGCTTCATGGATGACATTATCAAAAACTCAATCGAGTTTATTCAGAATCATGATAAGTTTGCCAAGTACGGAACAAGACCGTCTAGGGGTCTTATTTTCCGCGGAGATCCAGGAAACGGCAAAACCATGACCTGCAAGTGGCTGCAAGTCTTGGCGAAGAGGGCTGGCTTGTCTGTTTCTACAATCAATTCATCTACTCTTGATTACTACCAAAAGAACAACATGCTTACTAACGCCATGAACAAAACGAATATCATCTTCTTCGATGATATTGACATAACGTATCTTACTCGCAGGAAGGGAAATCGCCTTAGCGATTCGCATATGGCTTGTTCTCTTCTGTCCGCGATGGACGGAATCTCCGACTTCAAGTGTAGCGTTGTTCGTATCTTTACCACAAACGAAACTATCTTTGATATTGATCCGGCGTTCTTAAGGCCTGGAAGGATTGACAAGGTTATGTCATTCGACCCGCCTGAAGCTGAACTCAGGCGCAGGTATATTACTGATTATTGGCACAACGATATTAAGAACGGCATAAACACGGAACTTCTTGTCAAGGAGAGTCATAATTTGTCTTTTGCTGAACTTGAAGAGATCAAGACTCTCCTGGTCCAAGACCTTATTCATAACGGAACTATGAATCTCAATACTGCTCTTAAGTCTTTCAAGGCTAGGCAGTCGTCTGAAAGAGAAATCCGCAAGATGATTGCTAAGAGCAAAGAGAAAGTAGAAGAATGATAGATTTACTTGACATTGCTGCATGGATTGGGGCGTTACAACTCCTTGCTATGTATGCTCTTGTGTCTTCAAACCGCATTAAAGCGAAGAAGCTGTATCAC